TATCTGACCTAAAACCACCGACCAAATATAAACAGATCATATCAGGACATTTACACTCACCTCAAGAAAACGGTAATACGTGGTATATAGGTGCACCTAGATGGCGTACGCAAGTAGACGCTCTTGTAGAAAAGCGCGCAGTCTGGTTAATCGAACACAGTGAAGACGGAACAATTACAAAACGTATACCATACTACACTAATAACGTATGCAAGCGCATTGTAGTTTTAAAAGATACACCCACTGACCCCATTACGTTAATTGATAATGCTGTAAACAAAATCGAAATAATAGGTCCGGCTGATTACGTACAAAGAAGAAGAAAAGAGTTAGTCGCACTCGGGGCTATTGTAAGAGGTACAGTTGAAAAGACAGAAACGAATGTATACCAAGAGTCGTTAGGCCCAATTGTAGCTCTTGAAAAGAGACTAAAAAGCTTCGTACCTAGAAACAGTACCTCCAAAAAAGAGCTAATTGGATTGTTAGAAGACAGAATGAGTATAAAGGCAACGGATGAATAACTTAGCATCTTTACGAGAAATTACTATATTAACTGGCGCAATGAATGAAGAACAAACTGCACAATTGCGCGGTTATTTAGATATGCTTTTTTATCCACATAACCGTAAGGTGGAATGTTTTTTTGATTGCCCGTTAAATGAACGATATGTTAAGTTCATTACGGAAGGTTCTGATATTGAATACCCAAATAACAAGTTAGAAGAAATAGTGAACTGGACAAGGTTTATAGTTGGTAACGTAAATGTAGAATTTATTATCCAAAATAGAAAAGAAATCTTTCTCGCAGATGTGGGAACCAGAGCAGATAGAGGAAATGTTGACGGAAAGGGAACGGAAAGCCCTAGCCGTATGGAGACTGGACCCCAAAGAAAAACCGTTATCAATCGACCTAGCAACCAGAATGCAAGTCCTGTACCTGAACGGATACGGTTGCGAGCAAATAGGCACCGAGTTCAAAGGTATTAACCTGGGTGCTATAGTTCAAGCAAGAATAACTTTTGAATGGGATTTGTCGAGAAAAGAATATAACGATAAGATACGCAATTCTTTAATTGAAAGACATTCGCGGGCAGGTTTAGAAACCGCCCAAACCGTTTTGGATCTGCTTTACTGCGCCAACGATGAGATCGGTAAGAAAGCAAAGGATTACATGGCAGGTAAAACTACCGATATGCCAGTCAAGGTAGAAACTGTAGCACAGTATAAGTCCTTAGTAGAATTAGCACTTAGAACATTAGAGAATAGATCGCCGAATATTGAAAATAAACCTGCACCAATGGTTGTCACGGAAGACGAAGAAAAACCTACGTTGCTGCACAATGAAGTTTTAACGATACCCGGTCAGTTATCCCAATTGGTCAAACATCGAAGAAGTATAAATGCCTAAAGCTAGTTACAACAGCTTATCCGAAGAAGATAAGGCAACTAGAAGGATACTATTCCATCCATGTGCAGATGAACAGCATCTTAAGGACTTTCTATATTACTTCTTTAACTTAGAGCTACCCGATTACATCGTTGATCCCGATAGCAACACTACACCATTTGGTTTGGTATGGGAAATTTACTCGCTAGCGTTATCTGGTGGTGATGAGCTTAAGTCTCGTATAATGGCATATGCTGCTAGAGCTTCGATGAAGACGCTAGATGCAGCTATCCTAGAAGTGCTAGTCATACTACACGCTAAACGGGATGTGGTTCATTTAGCTGCACAAGAGGATCAATCCGAAAAAGCCCAAGAGTATGTGCGTAACTTTCTAGATATACCTTCATTAAGACCTTTTATTGAAGGTGATAGAAAACGCACGCTGGAAGTGTTACGATATGAAAGTATCGACAATCCTACAGAAAACCTTACTAAAGATGAATATCTAATACTGACTCAGCAAGAGCAAGAAAGATATAACAAAGTACATCTTAAAATTGAAGTTGCCATTTGTACGTTAGCTGGTACGAACTCTAAACATTCGACTTTCATGGTTGTTGACGAAGTTGACGTTATCAGTAATCCGCGTGCCTACCAAGAAGCAAAGTCGATACCTAAAGGTCGTAATGGTCAACTTCCAATTACCCTGCTTATATCAACTCGTAAATCCAGTTACGGTAAGGTTCAAGAAGAACTGGATAAGGCTCATAAAACTGGACTAGTCGTTAGACATTGGAACTTATTAGATGTTACTGAAAGGTGTCCAGATAAGAAGCATTTACCTCTATTGCCTAAGTTAGATGTTTACATAGATCGTTCGGCATTAACAACCATATCCGAGAATGAGTTCAAAGAACTACCGATAACCAAACAACAAAAATTTGAGAGAACCAATGTATTCGCTGGTTGTGTTACTTGCCCTTTGGTTTCTGTTTGTAGAGGTACATTAGCTGGTCAAAAGTCGCAAGCTAAGATGTTGAGTCAGTTGTCAGATACCACATTAACAATCCGTGACGCCGGCGATCCTGATTACGTTAATGCACAATACCTTTGTACCAAACCAAACAGTGAAGGTTTGATTTATCCGCGTTTGGATCTGGATTTACATACCGTTACTTTGGCTCAATTTTATGAAAGCCAACTAAAGCAGAAATATAATGGTATGGATATAGATGCTTTTGTCAAGCTGTTTGTTGAAGAACATGGTGCTAGAATAGGTTTAGGTATAGACTTTGGACATACACACCCATTTGCAGCTACATTGGCATTATTGTTGCCCGAAATATGCTTATTCTTTAGGGCGTTAGAGATACCTTCATTAGAAGAACAAGAGCAAATTGAAATATGTAAAGAAAAGTTTTTTAAATACAATCCGATTGTCTGGGCAGATATGGCTGATCCTGGTGCTGTAAAAGCCTTTAAGACGGCAGGGTTCCGTGTACGTCTTTGGAAGAAAAATCCAGGTTCAGTATTAGGTGGTATCAATATTATCCGTAGTAAGCTAAGGCCAGTTTCCGGTGAGCCTCAAATGTACTTCCTAAAAGAAGGCGAAGGGGTTATGGGGTTGGTTTCCAGACTTGCCAAGTACCATCGGGCTAGGGATGCGTCTGGTAGGCTCACGGACGATCCAGAGAAGAAAGACGACGATCTTTGTGACGCAGCTAGATATCTAACAATGAACGCTTATCCATTACAAAATAGTGAAATAAGTGTTTCTCAAAACAGCAAAGAAGACGTTCAGGTAGGTGTTACACATATAGAATTATTGTCAGATCAAGACCAAAGACAAAGGTATTGGCACGAACAGGTAATGCAACAAATCGGCGCACCTAGAGCTAGCGTCGTTGTGGGTAATAGTCGTATCAAAATTGTTTCTTAAATCTTTGGCTTTGTGACATCTAGTTATACCGTTTTACTGTCTCTGATGACTTATGACAGTAATGGAAATAAAACAGGTTTTCCGAATGTAACATTTACGGACGAAAGTTCCAAGCCGTTTGAAATCACTGAATCGGTTGCGCCTAATTCTACTGTGACTTTGTTTAATGGTACTAGAACTACTTCGATTGGCCCGTCTACCGTTTTTACGCTTACGCTATCGCCCCTAGTCATAGATCCATTATATCGGCTTACGTGGTCGGCTGGTACAAATCCAGTTTTGCGCACGGATAGAGCTGTAGACTTAACTGGTAGAAACATAGCGGTCACTATGCTCGCGAACGAAACGGTCAATGTAGACGCTCTGGCAAACGATTTCGCGGGTGTTTTGGTCGGCGATACGGTTTGCATTCCGGGTTTGCTAACTGGTGATGTTGCAGGACCGTTTAACGAAGCTAACGTGGGCTTTTGGCAAGTTCTAAACAAAAATAACACTTCTTCACAATTACAGCTTGCTCGTACACCGGAAGCTGGATTTTCGGGTATCACTGAAACTGTCACCGTCACTTCTGCCGCTCAGTTCTTTGTGTATTCACCTGGACCAATACAAATAGGTGACTATGTAAATATCGTTAACGGTTTCTCTAGTCCGGTTTGTAGGACTTGGAAGGTTCAAAGCGTAACCTCTAGGTGGTTTGAAATTATGGCATCCGATCCATTGCCTTCATTAGAAGTTGGTACAGCCGGTGCCCAAATGGATTTCTATTCGCAAAACAAACGGTTCTTCTATTTATTAGTAGACCAAGAAGGTGAGGCTACAGTAAATGGTGTCATGAATCGTGTTTCACCTTCACAAGCTGGTTATATGTCCGGCCTATTAGCCAAGAGTGGACCTAGTTATTCGTTAAGCGTAACCAACAAGTCAGCTCAACCGATGAACGTAAAGGTTAGAGGAACCTAATGGATGATCTTAAAAAGGATGAAAATCCTTATCCTATTGAAGTTGCTACAAAAAAGAAGAGTATCTGGACACTGAGCATCAATCCAGATGATGGCGATGATTTAGCTAAAACTGAATATGACGCTTTTGATAGACGTATTACTCGGTTAGGTTTTACCGGAAACCCTTATAAAACAGATAGTACGTTAACTGGTCTTTATTACATTAAACCAGCCGGTCTACCAGAACCAATCCTAAAGAGGATATCGGTAACTGATTCATTGGTTGGTAGTATACTGTTAGCCAGACAAAAGCAGGTATCTCAGTTTGGCCGTAGACAAGAAAATAGGTTATCGTTAGGGTTTGGCGTTATACCAGATAAGCGTATTTTTGATAAGATGTCTAAACAGGAAAAAGAAGACATCGAAGCGAGGATAGAAAGAGCGTGTAAGATCATTGAGACGTGCGGTAAGACGGACGGTTGGCTACGCACCGAGGCCATGAACTTTAGTCAATGGCTAGAGGAAACCGCACGGTCTGCATTGATTGTAGGTAGAATTGCTACAGAAATTATCAACGATAAAGACGGTGATTTTCACAGTTTTAGACCATTAGATGCCGGTACTATCTTTCCAACTGTTAAGACTACAGCACCTAATCAAATTGAAGATATCAGAGAACGATCAAGCCATCTATTACAGAACATTTATGGCGGAAGTCTAAGTGACTATGTAGATGCTGAAGATGGTAGCCATGATTGGGATAGATATGAGTGGATTCAGTTACTAGATGGTAAGGCAATTCAATGTTTTACCGATGAACAGCTACGATGTAAGAACTTTTATCCAGTGTCGGACTTTGAATGGTTCGGCTTTCCTGTAACACCGTTAGACTTAGCTATAAATGAAGTATTAACCCATATCTCTATTACTGCACATAATAAGTTGTTCTTCCAAAGTGGTAGAGCCGCTAGAGGTATGATCATCATTCAAAGTGATGATGTTGACGCACAGGTTCTATTACAGATCCGTAATGAGTTTATGGCTGCTGTAAATAGTGTGAATAACTGTATCGACGGTTCTTCTACTATTTGGACACAAGAAAGTGGTAGAGTCAGTGTTGCTGATTATTTGAACGGATCAAAAGAAAAGCTTTGTACTATTTGGACTGGTAAAGAATGGCATCCAGCTTTGGTTTATCGAACGGGTGTTAAACAACTAGCTGTTACCAAACTTAGTGACAATATTACGGTTAAGACTTCGCCAGACCATCGTTTCAGGGTTATTAAAGACCCCTATACCGTTGGTTGGAAGAGACAAGAGGATTTAGAAATTGGTGATTTAGTATTTTCAAACCGTGACGAATGGGGCACTAAGCCAAGAAATAAAGGGTTTGATACTGTATTAGTGCAGGAAAAATATTCTACAGATGTTTATGTAGAAATGTACGATGTTTCTGTTTACGAACCTACTCATGATTGCAAGGGGCATGAGTGTAAAAGCCCAGAGCATGCCTTTATGTGTGATGGTGTGTTATTGGCCAACAGCCACCGCATGCCAGTGTTCGGTATTGGTCCTGAAGATAAGCTAACATGGCAACCTATTGATAACTCTTCTAGGGACATGGAGTATCAATATCTATCGGACAATAACGCTAGGGCGATTTTAAGTGCTTTTCAGATGTCACCTGAAGAGTTACCCGGTCAGGCACATTTAAGCAGAGGTACGAATAATCAATCATTGTCGGAGTGTCTTGATTTAAGTTGTGTCGTACACGAAAGAAACGAAGAAAGATCGATCGGCACAATTCTAGGTGATAAAGAAGAAGTATTTACTGAAATATGGGATGGTGAGAAATACACTGAATGTAGGATCTTTCGATCTGGATTAAAAAGAAGTATCAAGACTATAACTGAAAATGGCTCAGAGATAATTACTTCGCCAGATCACAAGTTTATGGTGTATAACTGTGATATTCGTTATGCTGAATGGAAGACACAGCAAGAACTAATCGTCGGTGATTATCTTATAATAAAGTATACCGACAAACAATACCTTGTAACTAAAATAACTGATATCGTAGACCTAAATAACGTCGTCGAAATGGCGGACGTTGAAATGTTCAACGATAGTCACGGCTTTATTGCTAATGGTTTCTACGTACATAACTCGAATAAAGAATACCTACTAGAAGCACATAGAGATACAGGTATACGTCCTTTGCTTTTGAACTTAGAAGAGTTTATTGATCAACAAATATTACCACTCATTGATTTTGAACTATCTAAAGTCGCCCACTTTAAGCTTTTAGGTTTAGATGCTAAAACCCTAGACCAAGAAGACGCGGACGAAACACGTAACCTATCGTTAGATGGTTCCATAAACCACGTAAGACAAACAAAGCAACGTCCACCGATACCAAAGGAACTAGCTGGTGACTTACCGTTAAACCAAGCATGGTGGGCTGTGGTGCAACAAATGGTTCCTTT